AAGACAATTGCTTCGATGGCAATCAGGCTTGCATTATTGCACGTTAGTAACTTGCCCAAATCAAATATATTCATCCTTGACGAGCCAGGAACGGCTCTCGATGCAGAAAATCTAGAAGGATTTGTTAGAATATTAGATATGGTCAAATCGTATTTTAAGACAGTGATTCTAATATCTCATTTAGATTCGCTAAAAGACTGTGTTGACTATATCGTAAACATTGAAAAGAAAAATGGTTATGCACACGTAAGTCAATAATTTTTGTTGACTATTTATATAACAGGAGATACAAGAAAATGCAAAATGGTTTAGTAGATAAAGTATTACAAAAGCTAATTTCCCGCAAGTTACTTACATTTTTAACAGCAACAGGGCTGATGCTTTGGTCCGATTTGGCTTCGGAAACATGGGGTATGATCGCTATGGTTTATATTGGCACGCAAGGAGCAGTTGATGTTATGAAAGCATATAAATATGGAGAATAAATGACTTGGTTAGCTATGAAATTATATATGAAAAAGGCGTGGCTTTGGTGCAAGCACCATTGGAAGATTGCTGCGGTTGCTGCATGGACTCTTATTATTTGGGTTGTTGCGAGAAAGAACGTTGGTGCATATGCCAAAGTGCTCGATACAACTATCGAGAGCTATAAAAAGGAAGTTGAAGTGCTGGACAACACCCACAATGCCGAAATAGAAAAAAGAAACGAAGCAATTCGCAAACGCACCGAGGCACTAACAAAATTGGAACAGCACTATGACAGATCTTTAGATTATTTAACTGTCGAAAAAAGAGCAAGATATTTAGAACTAATAACGATGTTTGATCAAGATCCAGAATTTGTTAATGAAGCAATTACAGAGGAGTTTGGATTTAAATATGTGGAATAAGATTGCACAAATGTTAAGCTTTGCTTTATTTTTATGCACTCCTGCCTACGCGCAAGACACAGAAGAAGAGCCGATGTTTACACACCTGGAACAAGGTGAGACAGCGCCCTTCGCTGGCACCCTGTTCAACCCATCAGCGACAGCAACGTTAATTACGGCGCACCAATATTCATTAACCGAATGTGATTTGTTGGTAGAATATGAAGTGGCGAAAGCGCGTACTGAAATGCAATTGCAATTATCGGTGCTTCAAATAAGCTATGACTCTTTGAACGAAAAACATACGCTTTTGATGGATATCAAGAATGATGAAATTAGTACCTATAGAGAAATGTCGCTTAAGCAACCAAATAAAAATAATCATTGGTGGCTCGCGGGAGGAACTATCGCGGGTATCGGACTTTCTCTTGGCGTGTTTTACGCCGCAACAAATATCGTGCAATGACAAATCCCAAGCAAGATCCAGACTACGCCATAAAAGTTGAAAAGGCAATAGCAGAGAAATATGGCATAGAAACTGTGCAGCACCCAGAAAAAGACTGGACCCCAGAAAAAGAGCAAGAATATATAGAGCAGCGCAGGCTACTAAACGAAAAAATTAGAAACTTATCTGAAAAGACTGAAAAAGTAGAAGTTCAGGGAGTTTTGATATCAAAAAAACTACTTAATAAAGATAGCAATAGAGTTTGTTCCACTTGTGATACTTATTCTTTCGATACGAAGGATAATATTTACATGAATAGATATGATTGCTGTCGTCAGTGTTACATAACATGGATTGAGGGAAGAAAAGAACGTTGGGAAGCCGGATGGCGTCCCACACAAGGAGAAAATAAATAAATGGCAACAACAGTGTTAGACATCGTAAGAGGAATTTCACAAGCAGCCGCAAATGGCTATGATGGCTCACAAGATGAAAAATATTCTTATGACGGCGAATCAAGAAAGATTGGGCTAAAAAGAGAAGAAGGCGATCCTATTGTTGATTCTCGTGTTGTTGATGGGTTTGGTGTTGTCTTTCATGGCAATCTCTTATGCATCAGCTATCAGAGCGATATTAAACTCAAGGAAGTATATGCGGGCGATATTGAAGCCGACGTAGAAGACATGATTCAGAACGTTGCCAATTTCCTAAAAAAAGAGTATAAAAAGATTACTGGTGATGCTCTTTCCCTCACGCCCGAGGGCGAAGTGAGTGTTGGAGTCCAGAACACTTCAAACGTTCGCGCTTTTGTTACAGGTAAACGACATTATAAAGTTGGAAACCTCGATGGAGTAACACCAGTTGCGGATCCATCCAAGGACAGATTAGACAAGTCTATTCGCGATTTTCTTGCGCTTGGCAAAAACAAATAAAAAATGATTAGATGTCGTTTGAACTTACAAAAAATGAAATTTTAAAAGAGATCTTACAAAGCGGAAAGGATCCAGTTTATTTTATTGATAACTATGCAAGGATCGCCCACCCTTTGGAGGGTTTAATTCCTTTTAAACTGTACGACTTTCAGAAAGAATTACTAACAGATTTTAATGATCATCGCTTCAATGTTATATTAAAAGCAAGACAGTTGGGTATTTCCACCACAACTGCTGCTTATATTGCGTGGATGATGCTGTTCCACAGAAATAAAAATATTCTTGTAATTGCGACCAAGTTTCAGACCGCAGGCAATCTTGTAAAAAAAGTAAAACATATAATTAAAAATCTGCCACCTTGGATGCAAATAGCAAATATTACAATTGATAATAGAGCATCGTTTGTTCTCTCCAACGGTTCTGAAATCAAAGCATCATCAACTTCTTCCGATGCCGGTCGTTCGGAGGCGCTATCATTGTTAGTAATCGATGAAGCGGCACACGTTGACGGGCTTGAAGAATTGTGGCCAGGTCTTTATCCCACTCTATCAACAGGTGGTCGTTGTATTGCCTTGTCAACTCCTAATGGTGTTGGGAACTGGTTCCACCAGATATACGTAGATTCAGAACAGGGACAAAACGATTTCTTTCCTACTAAACTAATATGGGATGTTCATCCCGAAAGAGATCTGGAATGGTTTGAAAAGGAAACCAAGAACATGTCCCAGAGACAAGTTGCACAAGAACTAGAGTGCAATTTTAATATGTCAGGCGAGACTGTTATTCACCCTGAAGATCTAGAATGGATGACAACACTGATCAAAGAGCCGCAATACCGAACAGGGTTTGATAGAAATTTTTGGATTTGGGAAAAGTCCATAGATGGATACAACTACCTTCTTACCGTTGATGTCGCACGGGGCGACGGCAAGGACAATTCAACACTTCATGTTATAAAACTAGAAACTATGGAAGTTGTCGCAGAATATCAAGGAAAGCCAACTCTTGATGTTTATGCCGATATGATTAATAGTATTGGACGAGAGTATAACAACGGGATGGTTGTTGTTGAAAATAACTCTGTTGGGTTTGGAGTGTTAACAAAATTGCAAGAGCTAGGCTATAATAATATTTATTTTTCTATTAAGTCAACTCATGAATATGTTGAGCAGTTGCAAGGAGAACACATGTCTAATGCTGTTGCTGGTTTTTCTACTACATCAAAGACTCGCCCTCTGATTGTTGCAAAAATGGAAGAATTCATTAGAAATAAACTAATTACTGTATACTCTTCTAGAATGGTTAACGAGTTAAAAACTTTTATCTGGCACCATGGTCGTCCCGAGGCTATGAGAAGTTATAATGATGACTTAACCATGGCTTTGGCGATTGGCTGCTGGGTTCGAGATACGGCTTTTGAGGCAGGAAAATTGGATCAAGAATATAGGAACGCATTTGTAAACTCTATGTTTGTTGCCTCAACAAAGCTCAATAATCAAATTAAAGGGCAAGAGGGATATAGAAAGAATATGGATCTCCAGGGTGAGCAGCAACAAGCCAAAGAGTCAATGCACGAATTTGGCTGGCTATATAAAGGATAAAATAAATGGCAAATAGCAATAGAAATCCCAAAAATAATCAATCCAGCCTTTTTAAGCAATTAACTCGTTTGCTCTCTGGTCCGCTTGTAAACTATCGTACACAAACGAGTAGAAAGCTTTCTCGTGTCCAGCTTGATAAATTTAAATTTCAGTCTGCCGCAGGATTAAATTTCAAAAAATCTGCATATAATCCTTTTGAGCAGTTAAGCACGGCCATTATGGCCAATCAGCTACGAGCCGAAAGATATCAAGATTTTGAGCAAATGGAGTATACCCCCGAGATTGCTTCCGGGCTTGATATTTACGCCGATGAAATGACCACTTCCAGCGATTTGCAGCCTCTTCTTAATGTCAAGTGCCACAATGAAGAAATTAAAGCAGTTTTGCAGGAACTATATCATACAGTTCTTAATATTGATTTCAATCTTTTTGGTTGGTGCCGCACAATGTGTAAATATGGGGACTTCTTTTTATATTTAGATATAGATGAACAATTAGGTATACAATCCATTGTCGGACTCCCTACCCACGAAATTGAGCGCTTAGAAGGAGAAGATAAAAGCAATCCAAAATACGTACAATTTCAGTGGAACTCGGGTGGGCTTACATTTGAAAATTGGCAAATCGCACATTTTAGGATCTTAGGCAATGATAAGTATGCGCCATACGGCTCCTCAGTTTTAGAGCCTGCACGAAGAATTTTTCGTCAACTAATTCTATTAGAAGATGCTATGATGGCATATCGCATTGTGCGATCACCCGAACGCCGTGTTTTTTATATTGATGTTGGAAATGTTGCGCCACAAGATGTTGAACAATATATGCAAAAAGTTATGACACAGATGAAGCGCAATCAGGTTGTTGACGCTAGCACTGGTCGTGTAGATTTGCGTTACAATCCGATGAGCACTGAAGAAGATTACTTTATCCCCGTCCGTGGCGGTGTTTCTTCCAAGGTTGAAACCTTGGCAGGTGGTTCTTATACTGGCGATATTGATGATGTTAAATATTTAAGAGATAAATTGTTTTCTGCATTAAAGATTCCGCAATCTTATCTTTCAAGAGGCGAAGGTGCCGAAGAAGACAAGACAACACTTGCACAAAAAGATATTCGTTTTGCGAGAACAATCCAGAGATTGCAAAGGTCTATCATTACAGAACTAGAAAAAATAGGAATTATTCATTTATATACGCTTGGGTATAAGGGCGCAGACTTAATTGGATTCAAGCTTTCTCTTAATAACCCATCTAAGATCGCGGAACTTCAAGAACTTGAACATTGGAAGACCAAGTTCGACGTGGCTTCGGGCGCAACCGAAGGATTCTTTAGTCGTCGTTGGGTCGCAGAACATTTGTTTAATTTATCTGAGGAAGAGTTTATTAGAAATCAACGAGAAATGTTTTTCGATAGACGATATGATGCTCAGCTTGAAGCAGAAGCCACGGCTATTACTGCCGCTGCTGAAGGGGCAGGCGAAGGTATGGGTGGTGAACTTGGTGGCGATCTCGATGTCGATCTCGGTGACGATCTCGGCGGCGAACTTGGTGGCGAACCTGGAGGCGAAGAACCTGGAGAAGAAGGGGGCGAAGACACACTTTTAGCAGCCCCTGGCAAACGTGATGACCAGAGACGCAAAGGTAAAAGCGGACCAAGAAGGCGGCATACTCGCAGCAAATCCCGAGGAATTGAGGTAAATACAGCCAGAACTAATAATCCAGGCGGCGTAGGATATGAAACACTACATCACCTTTCTTCTATTGGTGACGAGTTTAGGAAAGCAGGTATCTATTATGAGTCCAATGGGCATAAAGATAATTTAGAAGAAAGCAGATTATTTGAGGTAAAACAAGAAATAAAGAAACTAATTACGGAACTAGAAGATAGTAAATTGGGTGATAAAAATGAAAAAGAACAAACATAACAAGAAAAGAAATACCGCTTTTTTATATGAAGTGCTTATAAAAGAAATGACTAAGGCAATAGTATCCAAAGATCAAAAGCACAAATTACGTGTAGTTTCTATTCTCAAAGAATTTTTTAATCCAAATGCTATCTTAAGAAAAGAACTATCTCTTTACAATACTCTTTTAGAAACAAGCGGTCTTGATGCCTATACTGCTGAAAAATTGGTTTATAACGTGCGAGAGGCACATGCCAAACTTGAACAGCAACACGTTCATAGTGCTCAGGGAAGCTTGGTTAAGAGAGTCAACAAAGAATTATCAAAAAGCGTATTTGTTAATTTCGTTCCAAATTATAAAAGCATGGCGACCCTATCCCAACTTTTTGATGCAGATCTGGGACCAGCCAATATTAAAAGAAATGTTTTGCTAGAACGTCAGATTGTTAAAAATCTTATGTTAGTAGAAACAACAGAACCACAAAATAAAATGAAGCCAATTGATAATTTGGTTTTTAAAACTTTTGCTAGCAAGTTTAACGAAACACACTCTGGTGGACTCCTCAGAGAGCAGAGGGAACTATTAAATAAATATGTTTTTTCTTTTGTAGATAATGGAATTGATATTAAAATTTATCTTAATGAAGAACTTTCAAGACTTTATAAAGTCATTGAGGGATCCGCTAAATACGAAGAGATTAAAAACGACAATAACATGGCAAACTCAACCAAAGAAGTTCTTGTCCTAATTGAAAGCTTTAAAGACAGGCCAATTGATAAAAATATGGTAAGCAGCGTATTAAAAATTCAAAATTTAGTATATGAGATTACAAGCAAATGAGCATTACAGTAACAATTCCACACGTAAAGAAAAAAATTGGAATTCAAAAAGATATTGTTCTTGATGTTCGCAAGACTTTGGGCGAACAATTTGTTGTATTTGATCATCCCGATGTAGATATTGTTATTATTCCTGAAAGCAATAAAGTTTTGGTCTTAGCAAAGCACACTCCTAATGACGAGGTTTACGATACGCAAGATAGACTTTTTTTACTTTTAAGAAAAGAAGGCATTGTTGATCCCGAGAGTATAAAAGCTGGATTTGTTTATGGCTCTATGGAAGGACAGATGTTTCTTAACGAAGATATCGACATGGTTCAAGTAGCTCTTTATGGAATAGACAAATTTATTACAGAAGAAAAACCTTATTTTGAATATGTTGAACAGTTTGAAAAAGCCGTAGATGATTATATAGCGGAGCCAACCGACGATGATAGTACCGCTCTTGGAGAAGTGCCACAAGAACCTACCAAGGGATCAATTAGACCCGGTTGGATACGGGGTCCATATGGCATGAGCATAATGACCAGGATTTAAAATGGATCTTTTATATTTTGTGTTGGCTGCTTATGGTCTAACACAGATTTTAGTATACGGAACTATATTTAATTCTGTTAGACCAACAAGGGGTAAACTAGGAGAACTATTCCGTTGTCCAATGTGTCTCGGCTTTTGGGTCGGGGCATTTTTATTTGGAATTAATAGGTATACAGAACTATTTACATTCGAGTATTGTCTCGCTAATCTTTTTCTTTTAAGTTGTTTGTCTTCTGGCACATCTTATGTTTTGAATATGATTATCGGAGATGAGGGAATAAAACATGAACACAAATATTTGGACGCGCAAGTGGATGCTACAACCAGTAAGAAATTGCTGTAAAGGATCCTAACTCACGCAGGTGGTGCCTGCATTTGAGAAATACTATGAATAAACTATTATTAACAGAATATTATGAATTATGTCCCGATGGGAAATGTGATGATCTGTTGACCGAAGAAGAGAAGAGAATGGTTCGCGAAGAAGGCGCTATGTTTTTAACTGGTGTTATGCAACGAGCAAATCATCTTAATGGAAATGGCCGAATTTATAATCGCCCAATCTTAGAACGCGAAGTTAAAAATTACGATAAGCTTGTCCGTGAAAGAAGGGCTCTGGGGGAACTAGATCACCCCGATTCTGCTGTTATTAATTTATCGGCTGCATGTCATCTTGTAACAGAAGTGTGGTGGGATGGCGATGCTGTCATGGGTAAGGTACAGGTTTTGAACACCCCATCTGGCAAGATCTTAAAAGAACTTGTTAATTCTGGTGTAAAACTTGGCATATCTTCAAGAGGGATGGGATCCGTTCATGAATCAAATGGGCAAACAATTGTAGAAGACGATTTTCAATTAATTTGTTTTGATTTTGTTTCTGAGCCTTCAACAACTGGTGCTTTTATGATGCAAGAAAATAAACAGCCAAACATTATTACAAAAGCAGATAGAATCAATAGAGCGCTCAACGAAATATTGAGGGGTCAATGAAAAAATCAGAATTGAAACAGATTCTCAAACCTCTTATAAAAGAATGCATTAAAGAGGTGATGTTTGAAGAGGGTGTTTTGTCCAATATTGTTTCCGAAGTTGCACAAGGTCTTGGGAACAAAACAATTGTTGCCTCAAAACAACATGTTGCCCAACCCGCACAACAAAACATCAACGAACAACAAGAAGCAAAAGTAGAACGTCAAAAGATACAAGAGACGAGAAAAAGAATGTTAGATGCCATCGGCACCGAATCTTATAATGGAGTAGATCTCTTTGAGGGAACAACCCTAGCTCCTCAGAAGTCTGATCAAACATCAGCCCTCTCTGGTATAGATCCCGATGATCAAGGTGTCGATATCAATACAATTTTTGGAGGAGCCAGTAAAAACTGGTCACACATGTTCAAATGAGCAGAGCAGTCAATATTTCCGTCAAGCCACTAAAAAGAGATACCTCCGAAAAGCTAATTCGAAGGTTTAGGCGCAAAGTGAAGAAATCAGGAATTCTTGACGAGGTTAGAAAAAGACAGTATTATAAAAAACCTTCGGAATTGAGAAGAGAAAAAATTATTCGTAGAAAACGCGAAACCGCAAAATTAGAAAGAAAAAAGAAGTAATTAGATACTAATTATAAGGGAAAAACAGGAGTTTAACAACAATGGCATTAACGGGGCAATCAGGTTCTGGACCTAGCACATATTCAGTAGGCTTACATAACGTTGGATCATATCAAGTCTCGGCGGTGCCTTGGATTTCAGGATCGGGACTAAACCATGGTAAGGGCGCAGAGGCTGCTTTACCTAAAGGGCAGGAATTTAAATTTGAATTTCCGATGGTTGCAAAATCAATTACCGTAATTAATCAAAGTGCCCAAGATATTCGGGTGCATTTTAACTCTACGTCGTCCACACTCAGCCGCCCAGACCTCCAGCCCATAGGTGGCATAAATGTTATTAGCGGATCGCACTATCTTTTACTGAATTCTGCTGAAGATTCTTACACTTTTGGCGTAAAGGCAGCAGAAATTTATGTTTCAGCACCAGAGACAAATAGTGGAGATGCATCGTTTACAATAATTGCCGAACTAACGCAAATTAATTTAGCTAGAATGTTTGAACACACCGGCTCTGGATTAACAGAATAGTGGAGATTTTTAATGGGCTTTAAACCAGGAAGTGGCGAACTATCCGATTTAGACGTAGATTCTGGAACTTTATCAGTTGACGAGACGAATAACAGGGTCGGACTGGGCACAACGAGCCCAAAGACTGCTCTTACGGTTGAGGGGACGATTACCCTCAAAGAGCAAGCCGATGCTGATAGCGACACCCCCGCCTACGGGCAGATTTGGGTGAACACGGCTACTCCATGTGAACTCTATTTCACGACAGATGCCGGGGATGATATCCAGCTTACGTCTGGTGCGGCAACTTCTCTTGCTGCTGACGATATTACTGCCGGTGATGCCGCAGTTTCAATTTCAACTACCAGTGGTAATATTACTGTTGATTCAAATGCCGGCGCAGTCAGTATCGATGGCCACACTGGTGTAACTGTAGCCTCCTCAAATTCCGGTGATATTACACTTAACTCTGCGGCTAACCTTGCTGTCACCGCCGATACTGCTACTTTCGCCTCTGCGAATGCTAATGATCCTCTTGTTGTGATCAAAAACACTACAGACGATGCTAACGGCCCACGCCTACGATTTGTGAAGGACAAAGGCGCCGCCGGCGCGGCAAACGATGTTGCCGGCCTCATTGAGTTTTATGCCGATGATGCGTCTCAAGATCAGGTTCTATTCTCTGAAATTAAGTCTCAAGTTAAGGTTCACACAAATGGCCAAGAGGGCGGCAAATTCACAGTTTCTGTTGCAGAGAATGATGGAACATCCACCGCCGGCTTAGTAATTGAGGATGGCGATGCAGACGGCGAACTTGATGTAACTATTGGTGCTGGCGCTGCTTCTCTCACAACAATTGCTGGAGATCTAGACATTCCCAATGGCGGTTTTGCTCTGGGTTCAGATGCATCTGGTGATATGTATTACCGCAATTCTAGTGGTGTTTTCACACGAATTGCTGTTGGCAGCGATAATCATGTGCTTACTTTGAATGGTGCTGTTCCTGGCTGGGAAGCTGCCGCCGGCGGCGGCGGCGGTGCAGACGCCAACGACCTGGATCATATCCTTCACCAACAAGTTTTTTCTTAAGAGTTAACCAAGTAACTATATATATAGGAGTTTATTATGGCAACCATTTCAAAAATCGTCCTAAGTGCATCCACTGATGGCCGCCCTATTGAGGTCGCCGCTAGCGCTACCGCAGGGACAACCATTCATACTGGACCGGACGTGGCCGCTGATTATGACGAAATCTGGCTGTGGGCTTGTAATCACAATACCAGCGCGGAAACTCTTGTATTGGAATGGGGTGGAGTAACATCCACAGATGACCTTATGAAAACAGTGATCCAGCCGAACGAAACCGTATTGGTTTCTCCTGGTTGGATACTGAAGGGCAATGCCGCCACCGCACTAATCGTCAAAGCTTTTTCCACGACGGTGAACAAGGTGTCTATTATCGGGTTCGTCAACAGGATTGACGACGCATGAGTAAACGTAGCCGTTCTCCTGGTCCTGTTAGGACTGGACCTACTGAATCGAGGCGTGGTAGGGGTCCGTGGGCTACGTGGCAAGTTATGAACTTGGACATAGCGGACTTCCAGATCTACCAAGAGGACGCGGGGGTCCATTGGACGCTTGCGAATACTGCGGGAGGGATACGCGCTACAAAAGAAAGCACTTCGGCAAAAAACTGGGCGGGCGGCACCCAGGATGGTATGGCCATTATTCAGAAAAAACACGTATCTCCTTGGGTTGTCGGGATTCCTGGTGGTTTTTCAGATGAGAAGTGGCGCACGGGGCATGCCGTCTTCCGCTCTCAAGCGAAGTTTGTGTTTGGGTCTGACATAGAAAGCGCCCCCGCCCAGATTCACGGGGGACCAGCAATCGTGACTTACACCAACGATCAATCTGGGACGCCCGCTGGACCTGCATTTGCTCACGATGCTGCCCAGCCAAGTTGGTATGCCCATGCACAAACCACTACCCGCGAAACGAGTCGCCCGGATCAATGGAACGCGGCGTGGTCCCACATCGGTGGATCAGACTGGATCGTGGTGGGCGGTGGCGACAACTCTCCAGAGTACGGTAATGTCGATTCAGGCGGAAACGCAGATCAGACTGAACTCTCTACCGGTATTACCTACCCGGGCGAGGATAGAGAGTATGTTCATATGGCGTGGCAAGACTCAAGCGCCCCCGCGACTGCTCCAAAGCATACTTACAGACTTGAACTCGATCCTGGCACTGACAACAACTTGAAACTTGATGGGAAGTATCTGCACCCTGCATTCTTTTTTGCCTCGTGGGGAACGGGGCAAATCGGGGATTGGGTCGAACTCGTTGAGTGGCGAATCATGGTTCAACAGTTGCCAACCCGGGGAAGCCAATGACTCCTCGCTCTGCAAGGAATAACTGTATTATAGGAATAAGAGCGTTCTTATTACCATTTGCTATCTATTTATATTGACGAATAATATATATTATAGGAGCTTTGTTTAATGGGTGAGTTTACCTGGGCATATATTAATGGGGCACTAACAGCAAGTGGTCCCACTGGTTCGATCCAATTTAGGGGCGACGATGAGGGCTGTTTTGCCACTCTATCAGGAAGCCCCAACCTTAGATATCTCACAGGATCCCAGCCTGAACATGGTGGCAACGAGGTAGGCATATTAGAACTCACTGGTAATTTAAATATCAGTGGAAATCTTAATATCGCGGGTAGCTTCACCACAATTTCCTCAAGCAACTTAGTGGTACAAGACCCAATACTTGGGCTTGCATTTGGTTCTGCAAGTCATGCATCGAGTGTTACAGGTGGCGTTGGCGACCGTGGATTTGTTTTTGGTCTTAATGGAAATCTCAATCAAGCTCTAATATGGGATCAATCTTCTGGAAGCTTTGTCATAGGGAAAGTGGGATCGCATGGTCCTGACAAAACTGCTTATGATGTTCCATTCGATAATTTTAGTACTTTTAGAGCAGGAGTCTTCCAAGCTGTAGGTAATGCCAGTCAAGCAAAGCCCACCCTTTCGGTTATACACCTGGAAGATACCAATGACGCTGTTGAGATTATAGCAGACGCTGTTACAACTGCCGACGTGATGGATGTTACTGCCGATGGATTAACGACCGGTAAAATCCTCAAGCTGGTATCTGATGCTTCAAGCACGGGTACAAGAGATCTGGTATTTATTCATAACGATAATACTGCTGCTGTCAATACAACAGTGCTTAATATTAAAAACGATGCCATAGCGGCAAACAAAACTGTTACGATTGAAACGACAGCAGCCGAAACTAACCCGCTCCTTGAGTTAAAAAACTCAAACGCTGCAACTGATAAGCCTCCGATCTTGAGCCTTAACAGATCGAGCGCCAGCGAAGCAGATGATATGTCTTTGGGCAGAATTGAATTCAATGGCATCCAGAGCGGTGATGATTCAATATCATATGTGACTATTGATGGGTTTGCTTCTGATGTGACAAGCGGCGACGAAGGAGGCAAACTTGTATTTAACGTAATGGCGGGTGGCTCAGCCGCAGACGCTGACTCAAAAAATCTCCTCTCCATCGGAGGCGAGGATCAAACCGGAGGTCAACAATGTGAAGTTGTTGTTAATGAAGATGGCATCGATTGTGATTTTAGAGTGGAGGGAGATAGCGAAACCCACCTCATTTTCGCAGAAGCGGAGAACGACCGCGTTAGTATCGGTGCCTCCGTTGATAGCCCCGTCGCAACGTTGGAGGTTACCAACGCTAGTGATGGCGGCGTGCCCCTCCTTCAACTAAACTCAAACGACACAGATAAAATAGCTCTTGATGTTAATGCTGCTAATATCGATGCCAATGTGCTTGATATCACTGCTGATGCAGTTACAACCGCAAACGTAATTAATGTTAGTGCCGATGCTTTGTCTACCGGTATCGGATTGCATATTGATGATAATTCTTCACACACAGGCGATCACCATGTTGTTGAAATAAAACAAAGCAGCGCAGCGGCTGTTGGTGCCACGGCATTAGCAGTCTCCTCCAGTGGCGGGAAAATAGGGATGGTGTTAAGTAAGACATATTCTAACACAAGTGCTGCAAGCGTAACTGGTTTAATTCTGGATTTTGATAAGACCGGAGCTTCCACATCAAATAACACACTAATCGGTGCCCAGATTGATATGGACAACGCGACGGCAACTGACGGCACGAATCAAATGGTGGGTATTCAGGTCACACCGACCTTAACTCACGCCAACGATGCAGGAACAACCACAGTTACTGGTGCAGAAATTATAGCTACCGGACACACCAATGGAACATCTAACACAGAGGGTGTTGCAGTCAGGGCAGAAAGCGCTGCTAAGAATGTGGGTATAAAGATTGTTGCCACAGATCATGCAGTCGCGACCATCGATAAAGACCACGCCGATCTTATAATTGCCAGTTCTGCTGATGAAGATGATCACTTCTCGATTACAGTCGGTACAGCAGGAGCAACAACAATTAGAACTGAGGAGGATGCTGCTGCTGCCGCTAACTTATTGTTTGAAGTTGATGGAAACATATCTGCTTCTGCGAATCATGGGGCAAACCCCTTCCAGATCCAGGCATCGAAACTTAAATTATTAAATACGCCCTTATCCTCTTCGGAAGATGTGGCAGGCGCAAGCCTAACAACAAGTGGAAGACTTTGTGTTTCGGGCTCCGCAGAACTTGAAGGAGACGTAACAGTTAGTGGCTCCTTGACTGTTCTTGGTACAACAACAAGTGTTTCATCAAGCAATGTAATTATAAAAGATCCGATCATTGGTCTTGGGTTCGGAACCGCTAGCGCCAACACTGGTGCTGTGGGCGACCGTGGATTTGTCTTTGGTCTTGGTGGAAATGTTAATCAAGCTTTAATATGGGATCAGTCTTCTGCAAGCTTTGTTCTAGGAAAAGTCGGGGCGATTGGTCCAGACAGGACTGCCTATGATGTTCCATTCCCCGATCTTAGTACACTTAGGCTTGGTTCTTTAGAATTTCTAAGCAATATTTCGGGATCTGGTGAGATTTTTGCAGATAGCATTAAGACTAGTGGCGATCTTGCTGTTTCTGGCAACGTCGGCATTGGCACCTCTACACCGGATTATGAACTCGATGTGGCTGGTAATATTGGAATCGGGGCCGAGGGCGGGGCAGCCGCGTTGCTTCGAAGCAACGGCGACTCCAACACGTATATAAGATTTACTGCTGGTGGAGATGGCATCGATTATCTTGTCGGCGCCGTAAAGGCCATGGCATGGGATCCCAGCAAGACCCACGTCAACCCGCAAAACGCGGATCACGACTTCCGGGTTGATACTTCTGGATCCGATGGATCCCAAGATAACTCGCTTTTTGTCGAGGGCTCTTCCGGGAACGTGGGCATCGGAACAGCGACACCAGACAATCTGCTGACAGTTGTAGGTGGTCATATATCTTCAGAGAAAGGTCTTAAAACAGGAACAGCACATTTTCAATGGTCTGGTAGAACAGCAGCCTTTGCCAATGGGGTAGATGATTTGGTGGCATATCTCACTTTTGGGGACCATTCTACATGGGGTTGGATTGAAGTCACGGTAACCGATGGGCACAACAATGCGCGGTGTACAGGAAAATATACAAAACGTTATCAGATAGGAAGAAATGCCAGCACAGCCATCAACCACCAGCTATCCGAAGTTCCAGCAAGCATTGGGGCGGTTGCAGATGAATTTAAATTAGGTGATTTTGAAGTTGATAGTAATATATTAAGAATACCGATCTATAGGGTGACTACTTCAGGAAATTACCTAACTGTTTTTGTTGAAGGCGAACTGACCCTAGCTACTGATAATGTCGATGGGATTTTAGGAGATCTTGCCCTGACTTCTCCTGCCGAAGTTAGTAATTCCGAAACAAGAGATTATTATAGTATAATGTCCGACCGCGTGGGCATTGGAACGGCTGCTCCTACCGCTTTACTGCACGCCGTGAACGGAAGCAGTGGTGGTCATCCAGCCGTCCTTATAGATAATGATGACACAGACGAAATTGCACTTGATATTAATGCCGCGAATATTTCAGAACCTGTAGTTGACATACTAGCAAGTGCTATAACAACAGCCAATATTATTAATATTACGACCAATGATAGTTTAACCACCGGAAAAGTAATTGCCATCGACCATAACGATGCAGCAACTACAGCCGTTGGACCAGTAGGCATCTCATATGATTTCGATAAAGATGGTGCAATGGGAAATGGATCAGTCGCTGCCTATACCGGATTGGATATCGATATGCACGATGCTGCCAGTAATCATGCCGGATCCATAGTATACATGAAGGGCATAGACATTGATATAGGATCGACCGAGGCTGATGGCACCATTATTAATATCGGCATCGATATCTCGGGATCAGGGGGCGACTATAATATTGGTCTTAAAACTCTAATGGACGATGCAGCCGGAAGCCCAGACATCGTAATGTCGTCATCAATAAACAATAATGACTATGGGACAATCTCTGTTGGCGCGAATGGAGCGATGACAGTCACCACTACTGACCAAAGTGCTGCTGATGCCGACTTGACATTCACTGTTGACGGCGATATCTCGCTTGCGGCAAATGGTGGTTCAAATACTTTCCAGCTTCAGTCAAACAATTTTGCCGTCACGGAAGCCGGGGATGCTGAAGTTCTCAGATCTGTAGGTGTCGGAGTGCCCTTTTCTGCCAGCCTGGGAATGAACGTTCATCACAATCCAACTTCCTTAAAACTTGGAACAGGCGGTGGCGAGGTTGTGGCATTTGGAACAGAAAGTCCACTTGGAGCCAACGCGCTGGTCGCTGGCTATCTATACTGCATGCAGGACGATGGTGCTTGGTGTCTTGCCGATGCAGATCTGGTAGCAAGCAGCAGTGCTCTCCTTGGAATCGCGCTCGGTGGCGAGGTACAAGATGGCATACTTCTACGAGGATATTTTCATATGGCATCAGCATCTGTTAGCGATCACCATCTCATAGGTCAGCCATGTTATATCTCGGAAGACGCTGGGCATATTGACTGGATAGCACCTTCAGCAGCAGGTGACACTGTAAGAGTTATCGGCTATGGAACACCCGTGGCAAATCTTATTTATTTTAATCCTGATAATACCTGGATTGAACTACCGTAATGATAACATCGGCACTGAAGCCTTAAATTGCATTACGTGCGATATTATAGGATCAGGACTCTACAGATAAGACGATGCAGCGAATAAAGATAAAATCGGGCATTTACAGTTTTGAGACACTATTTATTTGTGACTAAATATCTTTAATGGAGTGTATATATGTCTACATTGCTTGAACAAGCCATAGTTGATGCTGAAGCACTAAAAGAAGCAGCAATTAGAAATGCCGAAGCGGCAATTGTTGAAAAATATTCATCCGAAGTCAAGGTGGCAGTTGAGTCCCTTTTAGAACAGGAAGATGACTTTATGGGAGGGCTCGAAGATGAATTTGGACAAGAACCTCAAGAGGAAAGTCCTGTTTCAAAAGACGTTCCCTATGCCGTTGAAGAAGGAGACGAACCAATTATGGTACGTTTAGATCTTGAAGCTTTAGAGCGTGCTCTGGATGAAGAAGGCTCCACGGTTGCTGAAGAAACTCACGAAGAACTTGCAGAAGATCTTGAAGAAGAGATCGAGGAAGGGACCGGTCAAGAGGAGATTGACGAAGAAATCGAACTTGATCAAGCCATACTTGATGCCCTAGCTGAAGAGTTGAAGGTAGATGTCGGCGCTCCCGATCAAGGTCCAGGCGGACGAGCAACACCCACAGCAAGAAACCTTGAGGGACAAAAAGCACAGCTTGCATCCCTAAAAGACGATGAACTTGCCGAAGAGCATGAGGCACTCGAAAAAGCCAGAAAAGAGCTTAATACACATACGGAGCAATTGAACGTTCTTCGCAAAGCGAAGTCAAATCTCCACAAAACAGTTTTACATCTTAAGGGGCGATTGGAAGAAGTTAATCTTTCCAACGCTCGTTTACTTTATACTAATCGTGTTTTAAATAGCACCTCCTTGAATGAGCGACAAAAGAAAAGAATTGTCGAGTCTATTTCAAATGCCGATTCAGTTGAAGAAGCGAAGGTTATTTATGAAACTCTTCAAAACGCAGTGGGAGATGCTAGAAACAGCAAATCTCCACAATCACTTCGTGAAGCAGTGGAAAGACCGTCGCCAACACTTCCCCGAAGAAGGGAAGTTCGTGCCCAAAATCCGCATTTTGATCGGATGAAGGCATTAGCAGGCATTAAAGGAGGTAATAAATAATGTCCGTTTTAAACAAACTAACTGAAGGCATTGTCGATAGAAATCTTTCAAAGGAAGGTGCTGCACTCTTAAACAAGTGGGAACGCACCGGACTTTTAGAGGGTATTGATAATGACCGCAAGAAGAACAGCATGGCTCGTCTTCTTGAAAACCAAGCCAAGGAGCTTCTTCGTGAAACTTCTGCTATGGCTACTGGCGATGTTGAAGGCTTTGCTGCCGTCGCATTTCCAATTGTCCGCCGTGTATTCGGTGGGCTAGTCGCTAACGATCTCGTTAGCGTACAACCAATGAGCTTACCAACTGGACTCATTTTCTTCCTTGACTTCACCGTATCTAGTGATACTGGTACTCGTCTAGGATACGAATCTGGTGAATCTTTGTATGGTGGCGGCAAGGTTGGTGCAGAAATTACTGGTGGTGTTTCACTGACCGGTGATTCGGCTGAAGATAGCTTTTATAACTTGAATCAAGGTTATTCTTCACCAACAGGCTCAGCATTGGGCATTGCAATCCAAAATGTTGCTTCTGGAACGTTCGGTGGCGGTGGATCCAAGGTGGGCGAAGGTCGCGCCTGGGCTCCAGACAATGGTACCTCACTTGCAGGCGTAGCAATGGAGGGCGGACTCTTCGATAGGCTTTGCCGGTACGACCCAGACTTCACTTCTGGAACAACCAACGTGCTTATTCAGAGGGTCGCCGTATCGAGTCTTGATCAGTTAAATACCGATGATTTCATCAGTGTTTCAGCATCATACCGACCCGGTGAACATGTTCGTCGCTTGACCCAGTACTCAGGATCTAGTGCCAACAAGGGCGTGTGGAAGCCCGGTGACGCAAAAACTCACCTTTTGCTTTTCGCCGCGTCTGATACTCGAACAATTGCAGAATTGTCCGCTTCACATGCCGTCGTCAGTGATACGCTAGACTACCGCTTTGCAGCGACTGATGACTTCGGTGCAGGTGGTGTTGTTGGCTCTGTTATCGGTAAGCAGCTTTGGGGTGCTGAACAAGCAGCAGCAGCCGTTGGTTCGACCTCTGGTGTCATTCCCGAGATTGACATCAAGGTTGACTCTGTGAGTATTACCGCGATCACCAAGAAGCTCAAGGCTAAGTGGACACCGGAGTTGGGACAAGATCTTAACGCCTACCACAACTTGGATGCAGAGGTTGAACTTACTTCAATTCTCTCTGAGCAAATTGCTCTAGAGATTGACCGTGAGATTCTTAATGATCTCGTCCAAGGCGCAACCGCTGGTACATACTACTGGTCGCGTGCGGCTGGTCGCTTTGTAAACAGGCTCACAGGTCAGGAGCAAGGTGCTACCACAGCAACTCCAGACTTTACTGGTACTGTTTCTGAGTGGTATGAGACTCTTGTTGAGACAATCAATGATGTCTCTGCACAGATCCATCGCAAGACCTTAAGAGGAGGAGCTAACTTCATCGTCGTTGGACCAGAAGTTGCTAATGTTCTTGAGTTCACTGCCGGATTCCGTGCTCAGGTCACTGGTGATGCAGACAGAGGAACTGTTGGTGCTGTTAAAACTGGCGCACTTTCCAAGAAATGGGATGTCTATGTAGACCCCTACTTCCCGCGTAACGTCGTTCTCGTCGGACGCAAGGGCGGTTCTTTCTTAGAAAGCGGCTATGTATATGCTCCATATGTTCCACTACAAGTCACGCCTACTATCTTCGGAACCGAAGACTTCGTGCCCCGCAAGGGAGTCATGACGCGCTACGGTAAGAAGATGGTTCGTCCTGATATGTATGGACTAGTTGTTGTTGTTGACCTCGTTTAATAGAACAAAATAAACAATAGCGCAAAAAGAATTCCCTCGTCATGTAAATGGCGAGGGTTTTCTTTTATCGTTCAACTATTTAAGTTGAGGAGGCTTATATATAATGGCGATCCCAAAACTTTCACCAGCTAGCTCTTTTAGCGCAGTTGTGCTCCCGGCATCGGGCTCAACAGGGAACAATCCAGCTACTTCCATGGTGGCCACGCATTGCCCAATCGGTGTATATACAGCGTCTGCCGATTTTGTTTCTGGTGCAGTCGATCAGATAGCTTATACATATCAAAAGTTAGGCGGCGATATTCTTGATATTGAACTCACTACGGGAAGTGTTTATGCAGCATATGAAGAAGCATGTTTAGAATATTCTTATATTGTTAATTTGCATCAATCAAAAAATGTATTATCAAATCTTTTAGGAAATTCAACCGGAACATTTAACCATGACGGAGAATTCAAATCAGGGGCGCTTTCCTCAAGTCTCAAGGGCGATCAGATTTCCCTAAAATATCCAAAGTTTACTCTTCAATATTCAGAGCGAGTTTCGGATGCCGTCTCAGTCCACGCTGGCGTCGGTGGCTCAACTACAATTTATTCTGCTTCTTTTGCTGCAACTGCTAGTCGGCAAGATTATGATTTACAACAAATAATTGCTAGCGCTTCAGCAGCCAATAAAGACGTTGCAACGGGAAATCCAGTACCATATGCAAATATCGGAAATAAAAAAGTTATTATTGATAAAGTATATTATAAAACACCATCAGCTATGTGGCGTTTTTTTGGCTATTATGGCGGCTTGAATACTGTTGGCAATTTGGCAAACTATGGGCAATATGCAGACGATTCAACATTTCAAATAATACCAGTTTGGCAAAACAAAGCACAAGCAATGCAGTTTGAAGATGCCATATACACAAGAAACTCACACTATTCCTATGAAATTAAAAATAATAATTTAAGAATATTTCCACAATCTGTTCTTGAAGCCCCAGCTTATTATTGGGTTAATTTTAGAGTTGAGGACGATGCATGGTCACAAACCTATGATAGAACAATTGGAACTGAGGGCGTTAACAATATGAATACGCTGCCATTTGCCAATATTCCATATGAAAATATTAATTCAATTGGTAAACAATGGATTAGAAGATTTACACTCGCTCTTTCAAAAGAGACATTGGGACAAGTTCGCTCCAAATTTGCCACTGTCCCCATACCAGGAGAGTCGGTGACACTAAATGGTCCAGCACTAATCACTGAAGCCCGAGAAGATCAAGATAAATTAAGAACGGAGCTAAGAGAAGTACTTGATGAGCTTACTTATCAATCTCTAGTTGAATCTGACGCGACCATTGTTGAGTCTACTAGTCGAGTCAATCAGATTATCCCAGCAGGCATTTTCATTGGATAGAAGGAGATAGATGGCAAACAATAAATGGTCACAGCCTAAGAATCCTCCTCCTCCATTATTTTTTGGAAAAAAAGAAAGAAACTTAGTAAAACAAGTAAACGACGAGCTTATTGAGCGAGTTATTGGACAACAGGTCGTATATTATCCAATAGATCAGACCACCACAAACTATAACGATCTATATGGCGAAGCTATAGAAAAATCATTTCTCCCACCGGTAAGAGTATATGCGCTTGTTGATTACCAAAGTACGGAAACAAAAGCCGATGAACACGTTGGAGTTGATAAGGCTAATACGATTACAATTTATTTCCACAAAAGAAGACTAACTGACGATCAAGATCTATATGTTAGAGAGGGTGATTTTGTATTGTATGGCGATTATTTTTACGAGATCACAACTGTTGCATGGGCAAGACAATTATTTGGACAAATTGATCACAAGTTTGAAGTCATAGCCACTTGTGCATATTCGCGAGAGGGACTATTCGATGCCACTTGATGACCCAAGAAAGAACCCAAGAAGAACTGAGCTTGCACCTTTGCAAGAAATTTCTTTTATGCCCTCTACTATAGAGACTATTGATCGTGCCCTTTTTAAACATATTGATGAAAATATTAATCCTTTTTGTAGTACCAACAAGGGCTGGAAAAAGGTGCCATTTATTTGGACAGGTGCGGAAAGAGCGTATCAGATTAAGCACAATAAAGATCTACGAGATGTAAATGGATTTCTAATCTATCCCCTGATATCTCTTGAGCGAATTTCTATTGCTAAAGATGTAACTAAAAGAGGGGCATTTTATGCATCTTTGCCACCAAACAGATCGGATAACAAGGGTGGTCGTATGACTGTCGCAAGAGTGATTAAGCAAGATAAAACTGCTAATTTTGCGAATGCCGATGCCAAGAGAATATTGCTGAGCCGATCTGAGCCAGTATCAACACAGCAAAGTAATTTTCCTAAACCGAATACAAAGATAGTCTATGAAACTATCACGATGCCAGTTCCCATTTACTTGGAAATAAATTATAAGCTGCTACTTCAAACAGAATACCAACAACAAGTAAATGAGATTATCACATCATTTATAACTAGACCCGGTGGAATAAACTATTTTAATATTAGTCAGGATGGTCATACGTTTGAGGTTTTTGTTGAACCTGATTATACCTTAACGAACAATGCCGCCTCACTAATGGAGGATGCAAGGGGATACCAAACAGAAATTACATTTAACGTAATTGGGTATATAATAGGGGGCGACAAAAACGATGAACGTCCCAAAATTGTTAGAAGAGAAAATGCCGTCGAAGTTAAGATGGGCAGGGAATCTGTAATTTTTGGTGACATCCCAGAGAATGTACATATTAGTGGAAATGTTCCATTTTACAAAGATTAGTTTTTGAGTTATTTGGGTCTTTCACCATTTATTTAACTATTTACTTACGATAATACGAATATATACTATTCTTAATAATTTATGTTGAAGCGCTGTAAGGAGACACTTCGTAATGCCAGTTAAATCTTTCAAATTTATTTCACCCGGTATTTTTATAAATGAGATCGACAATTCTCAATTACCTCGGGTTGCTGCGGACATGGGACCAGTCCTCATCGGACGAACAGAAAAAGGTCCAGCAATGCGTCCCGTCAAAGTTGGGTCATTTTCTGAATATGTTGAGATTTTTGGAAACCCCTTGGCTGGCGGCGAAGGTGGCGATGTTTGGCGAGAGGGTAACTATACTGCTCCCACTTACGCTGGGTTTGCAGCACAAGCTTATTTGAGAAACAGCAATGCTCTAACAATGGTACGCCTCTTGGGGGCACAAGATTCAAGAGTATCCGCAGGACAAGGCGGTGGCGCTGGTCGCGCTGGCTGGGAAACTGATGCCACTCTAAACACTAAAGGAATTTCTGCCAATGGTGGTGCATATGGACTGTTTGTTTTTCCTTCCGCTTCTGCGCCAACATCGGCTTCATTTACTGAATTAAGGTCGGCAGGCGTTACAGGCGCTCTAGCAGCAGTCTGGTATCTAAACGAAGGCTGTATCGAACTTTCTGGCACATTTCGCAACAATGCTTCGGG